TCTTAATTCATCTTTCTCATCTGAAGCTTTAGCTAAAAGAGCTTCTAAGTTTCTAACTCTATTTTTTAAATCGTCACGATACTGCATTCCGTCGTCATTTTTAGCGGATTCATTTTTTTGCTCTGCCCTTAATTTCATTCTAGCTTCTAGGTATTTCCAAATTGATGCGCTACCTAAAACACCAAACACAGTAATTATTATTTGAACATAATCTTGCATTACAACTCTTTTTGTATTTTTTCATTAACTATTCTAAATGTATTCCATAAAGCAAAAAGAAGTATTATAATCCACTCTATTCTAGAGCCATTTAAAAGGTTTGATAGATATAAGTTTAAGCAGGTAATTGAAGCGATGATAGTAGCTATTTGAACAGCGTAAAACCTATGCTTTAAGCAGCTAGAAAAAACAGCGTATATTTGATAAAGTCCTGATAAGATAGCGGTAACAATTAAGGGGATGTTTAAGGTGTCAAAATCCACGTATATCGTTGCAGGTAATAAAAATATATGGCAAACACCTATAAGTATTTCGCTAGGCTCTCCGTCAGAGTAAATTAATATTTGTTTAAACCTATTCATTTGCTTTGCTTAACTTACCACTTTACTTTGTCTGCCCAATAAGCAGCAGACATCTTTCCTTTAGCAATGTTTTTAGCGTGCCTAGCTTTAAACGACTTTCTTTTAGCTTTCATTTTATCCGACTCTCCTTTTTTTGGTTTACCTGCTGTGCTAGCACCTTGCTCGCCAAAACGAATAGTCTTTACTTTATCACCCTCTTTAGCTACAACAACGTGAGACTTTTTAGGATGACTAGGAGTTCTTTTTGGTTTGTTGTAACCTGAAACTCCTGCTCTTTCTAATCTAGAATCTTTTTTCTTAGCCATATTATGATGGGGAATAATTAGCTGAACGCTTGCTATAAGATATACCCCAAGACAGTCTAAGGTAATCAATACCTCCTGTCCAAGAGGTTGCTCTTACAAAGAAAAATATCTTTTTACCTGCAGGTATTTTAGAACCTGATACTGCTGAAATAGAAAAATCGTAACCTGTGCTAGTTATAGCGCAATTTATGGTGTCTTTCCCTATAAAAGTAGCGTTCTGTAAATGCACGTCAGAGCCGTTATCTTGGTCTGCGTAAAATGCTACTAAATCTACATTACCCGTTTGGTTAGTATTCATAACAGTTCCTGATATTGTAACATCAAAAAGTTCGAAAGGAACGTGCACCCCTAAGTGAGCATTACTTCCTGGAATGCTAGGCGCAGAAGTAGAACTAAGATTAGTAGTAACGAATGTGCTCCAAGAAAAATAGTTCCAACCATAACTAACACTACCGTAATACCATCTATCAGCCCCTCCTGCTCCAATTCTAAAAGCACTTGAAACTAAAGAACCGAAAGTTTTGTCGTCTTTTAATATTTCTACAGATTTTACTAAAGTATGTAGAAAAGCTCGAATATTCTCTAATTTAACACCGCCTTTTACGTTAGTCTTAAATTTATCTTCAATAAAATGCAGTAAGTTATCTCTATCGAATTGTTCAGTACCTTTTACAGCAGCAGAATCATTACTTCGACTTTGAGCTGAAAACTTACTTTTGTAATCCGATGCTTGGTCTGTGTAATTAGGTGTAGCCATAGTTATTTATTAATCGTAATATCCCTTTTTAATTCTTTGTTCTTTTGAGTAGTATCTAGTACTCTTGTTTCCGTAAGCTAATATACCGCCCAATCTAGTTACATTGTCTCCGTTTAAATGAACCTCATTTTCGCTACTTTCATATTCAGGGTAAACACCAATATTATCGACGTCATCTAGCCACTCCATCATATCCTTTCTAAGTATTTCAGCCTTTCTAAAAGTGTCTTCTTTTAATACAGATAACTCAAAAGCATCTACAGGGTCACTAAAATCATCATCGTTAGTTACAATACCTGAAGATGTTGTGTTGTACTGCATATCATTTAAAACCTCATACTTAACATAAAGAGCTAAACAGGGTTTTATATAATTGTCTACTAAAGTAACTTCATCTGTGTTTGGGAGAGGACTTGCATCTCTTTTGTGAAATTTTTTACGAAGCTCACCCCAAAAAAAATCTCCTAAGTGGGGTTTTAAATGAGTTAATTCTGTTACGAGTACTATATTGTCATCTATTATATTAGTGTCCATATTAGCGTTGCTCATAGCCTTAGAAACAACTTCAGTAGCAGTAATTAAGTTTTCATATTGTCTGTAATCAGTCTTTGCCATCTTGACTAGGATTTACGTTTGTTAAATAAACATCTTCTAAATCGGGTCTTTCTTCTAGTCCTATTAAAGCTCTAAGCTCATTAACATCAGCTATTTGCTTTATATCAATGTCAGCAGCAAAACCTATTGGAGACTCAAATTGAACCTCTAAAGATGAAGCGTCTAAAGAAAGGACTTTACCTATAGCGCCTCTCATTGGTTTAAATACTTGCTCTATAGTATCTTGAATAACAGTTCTCATAACTAAGTCGTAAGATATTCTAATCTCACTACCTGTGTTATTCATCTTACCACTAGAAACAATACCTGAAAGAGCAGGTTGCCATCTGTGGGCTGTAACAATATTATTTCTAGTAAGTTCCTGATACTCCATAAAACTACCGTCTTTATCATCTTTCAAGATTTGAACATTAGCACCTCCGCCTCCTGCGCCATCTTTTACAAGGAATAATATTTTACCGTTATTTCCCTCTCCTGTAAGTTTGTCTTGAGCTAAAGATATTAACTCTTCAGCTTCATCATCACTCATAGAGCCCTCTATCTCTACGATAGCAGAAGGCATAAATCCATTTTCAAATTTAGAGCGATTATATTTTTGTATTAAGTAGTCTATTTCTATAGAGCCACTTTCTGCGGCAGCTATGTAATCAGGAATACCATATCTTTGAAATCCACTTTCATAATCCTTAAACATCAATACAGACCTTCCGTTTTTAAAATTAGGAAACATAGGTATCTTTCTAACCTCTTTGTCTTGTAAATCGTAGTGAGTCCAATCAGGATTAATATAAACTGAATCCATGTTTTTACCCACACGAACCATAGTTGAGTCAATGTGATACATATTGCATCCACCCTCGTATTCAACAAATTCTATGTAGGAGTTTCCGAACGTGTAAAAATCATCTACAACTAATCTAAATAGATTTCTTAAAGACTGCCCACTAGGGTTTATCTCCTTAATGTAGTCTTGTAGTTTTGCATTTATAGTAGTTATTTTACTACCTGCTGTGTAAGTTGCTTTTTGAGATAGTATAGCTCTGTGAGTACTAGATTTTCTTTTTAACTCAGCAAGATATTGAGGAAATAAGTTATCCTCTCCAAATCTATAGTATTCTTTAGAGGTAATATTATGTTGCCTTTCTTTTATGTCAGGCATAGGGGATAAGTTAACTATATCAAATTTAACTCTACCTGATGCTTTTTTACTAATAGTGCTAGTAGTAGAGCTAGCGATGAACCTACCCTTTGAGTCTCTTTTTCTTTCAGCCACAACTTATAAGTATAATGAGTTTACAAATATAAAAAAATAAAGGGCTACTCCCTTAGTTTCACCCGATATTAATATATTAAGATGCAGATACTTGTCTAGGAAGCTCTCCTTGAACTGCAGTAAGCTTTATTGTAGCTCCAACATCGTCTGCCATTGCAGAGCCTGACGTAGCCTCTATAGACTCTAAGAATAATGCAAACTTAGAAGTTATATGAGGAGCACTACTAACGGTGGTTTTATCTCCTAAAATGTTATCCCAACCTAAAAGTAATTCTACCTTTGACGCACTAGCTTTTACATTTAACGTTACAATACCCATAAGACCTTTTCCAACGAACTCTTGTAAAGCTCCAAATTCTGTGCTGCTTAAATTAGGAATAAATCCTTCTATTGAGCAAGTGTGTAAAGCTAATCCATTCTCTTGAGCTGTAGATACAGTAAGTGTAGACTGCTCAGGAGCAAATCTATATGTTACAGGAGCAGGAGATGTTGGTAAGTCTCCTGAAGCAATAACTATATCGTGAGTGCCATCTATAGTAGCTCCAAGCTCACAAGAGTTTGTTCCGCTTACACCTGAATATACTTGCTCCCATAGTTTTAATTCTAAAACACCACCAACTAAACCTCTTTTAGAAGTTAGTGATGTATGAAATGCTGTGTTATTTAAACTTGTTAATGCCATTTTTTTTCTTTTTAAATATTATGTCTAAGCAAATTTGCCAGGAACTTCAGCTTGCATACAAGTAAAAGTCAAAGCTACTCCGTTTTCATCAGCTAATGATGAGCCTGTATTTGCCACAGCAGATGTTAACTCCATAGGAAATCTAGTCCTTGCATTAGTTTCAGACGAAGTTTCATCCCAACCTACTAAATACGTTTCTCCATCCCAAGTATAAACTTTAGCAATTAAAGGCGTATTAATCATTGATTGTAACTCTACTAATCTAGCTTGAGTTATATCAGGAACATACCCTTCAATAACGATTTCAAAGCTAGCTAAACTTTTCCCAAAGTCATTAGAAGCTGTAATCTGCATACTAGCAGTCTCTTTTTTAAACTCTACAGTTTTTATAGAGCTTCCTATAACTCCTGAAGCAACCCCTGCATCGCTAACAGCTAAAGAGCTTTGCCCTCCTTCAGCGTAAGAAGCTATTTCCATTTTTTTGACACCGCCTTTTGCAAAGTGGTCGTTACCACTAACGGCTAGTCCTACTAATGCCATATTTTTTCTTTTTTATATAGTTAAAAAAAAGGGGAAGGGTAGAAACCCAACCCCTTTCTATATTAATCATTATACTAATGCTATGCAGTTACAATTTGGTCAGGAGTAAAAGTAACACATAAGTCAGGGTTTGTTAAAGCACAACCTGTCATATATGAGATTCTAAATCTATAAGCCTTATTGTCTAAAGAATACCATTGCTCAACTTGAGTTGAGTCAAAGTCAGTACCAACAACAAATGCGTTACGACAAGTAAGCATTGCAGCGTAGTTTTCGTTATTATGACTCATAAAAGGAATCTTTTCATGTTCTGTTGAAGCAAAGTGAGAATCCCAATCTCTACGAACTTCAATAGGAATACCTCTGAAAGACATTTTACCTCCGTCAACTAAAGCAGCGTATCCTGCAGCAGCATATCCATCAGCCTCTAAAGTTTTTTGGTAGTCATCAGCGATACTTCCTGAAACCATAAACACTCGACCTTCTGCGTCTAATAACTCAGCAGGAGCAGCGTCATACATTGCTTCTAATATTAAAATACCTTTACCTGCAATTAAAGCAGCATTATCAGTTAATCCTGTAACGTCTGTAGAGTCAAGAGCAGTTGCAGCTTTTTGAGTAGCGTCTTTAGCGTCAAAAGAAGCAACAAATAAACCATCGTAGTTACCTGTGTAATCATCTGAAATGTGAACTCCACTGTGGAACATTTGCTGATTAAAGTCATAAGCAGCACCTTTACCAAGAAGCTCTAATAAAGCTTGCTTAACAATAGTTCCGTCAATATTATCGTAATCAGTATTTGAACGCATTAATTGACCTTTGATTTTACCGAACAATAAATTAGCTTGAAATTGAAGTTCGATTTCCATTCTTGTAGGGTCAACTGTAATACCTGAACCAATATCAACATTTGCTCCTGAAAATGCACCGCCTGCATTAAAGCTTTTAGTATTACCATTTAATTTACCGAAATTGTCGATAACTGTTTTCCCTTTAATATCAGGAAGGACATCCATGTAAGACATCCAATCTCCACCTAAAAATAAAGGAGAGATGATGTATTTGTTAACATCGTAAGCGTCTACTTGAGGTAGACTTGTACTTGAATAAGCCATTTTTTTCTTTTTTTAATTAATTATATTTTACTTAAATAAATTTTTTGCTAAGTCAGTCCATTCATCTTTTTGAACTGATTTTTCTGTTGAAACCTTTGGCTCATTTTCAGCTAATGTAACTGAAGGTGTAGCCTCTAATTTTGAAATTCGCTGTGCCATAGTATCAAATTGAGTCTTAAAATCTTCTTTAGACTCGTTAGCTTTTTCTTTTTCAGCACTAAGTTTTTGAGATAAAGAATCTCTTTCTTCAGTTAAAGCATTAATTTTTGCTTCTAACTCGTTAGTATTTACTTGAGGCTGTTCTTCTTTAGCTTCTGTTTGAACTTGCTCTTGTTGAGCTTCAGCTTCAGCTTTACCTACAATTAGGTTTTTGATTTCTGTAAACCAATTTTTCATAGTAGCTTCATCCATTTGTTTCTCTGTTTTTATATGCTCGTTTCCGAACGTGGTTAATATTTCTTCTGCAGTCTTATTTTCAAAACCTGTAATGTCGTATTTAGCTACAATCTCTACCTTGCCTGATATAGAGTCAACAAACCCCATTTCTTTAGCTTCATCAGCGCTTAACCAAGTTTCTGAATCTAGCATATAAGAAATTTTATCTTCGTCTAAACCTGTTCTTTTAGCGTAGACTTTAAGCATTGTAGCTTCAACTTTTTCTAACGCGTTTATTTGCTTACGCATTTGAGACTTATTTCCAAATACATTACTCATTGGAGAGTGTATCATAAATAAGCTGTTAGAGGTCATTTCTATAGTGTCAGCAGCTAAAGCTATAACTGTAGCCATTGACGCTGCCAAACCTTCTATTTTAGCCGTTACCTTTCCTGTGTAATTCTTTAGTGCGGTGTATATAGCTTGACCTTCAAAAACATCCCCTCCTGTACTATTAATATGAAGGGTAATATCTTTACCTCCTAAATCCTTTAAATCTTGTAAAAAGCTTTTAGCGGTAATACCGTGAACGCCAATCTCATCATATATAAATATATCTGTAGATTTTCCTTTCTTTGCCTCTATAGAATTAATAGAGTACCACGACTTATTTTGATGTATATTTTCCATACTACTTGCAAATATAGTAATTAATTAATTTTTAGTGTTGACATTGACCGTCACTTTGTTTTCATGTAATCATAAACAACTCTTTGAGCTTGCCTAACTGAAATATCGTAATTTTCGGATATATCTAAAAATATATACTTTATTAACTCAGCATTATTTTCTTTTAAGCAATCATCAAAATACTTTCTTATAAGGTAGTTTCTTATAGAAGTTTTATTTATTACCCCCTCTTCAAATAAGATTTCTATAACTCCATTTGTTTCTACTCCGTAAAGCTCCTCGATAGCCTTAGAGAGTTCTTTTATCATATTAGAATTTTGCATTTCTTTCAATCATTTTAACTCTGTTCTGTGTTTTGTTTAAAGTTTCTACAGGTAGAACAACATTTGTGTTGCTAGCTATTACACTACCTAAAGCTTCGTAATCTATTAGATTACCTCCTCCAATATTAGGGCTTGCAAATGAAGTTCCTCCCCCTGCTTGATTCATAGCACTTAAAGCAGCTCCAAACATAGCTGTGCTCCTTTTGTTTATAACAGCCTCTCCACCTTCAAGCTCCACAACTCTTCCTCCAACAGCAAACCTCTCTCCACCCATAGCGTGTGAATTACCCATAACTAAACCACCTTTAGCAAATTGTTGAGCGTTTATAGACGCTATAGTTCCTTGATGCCTAGCAAGGGCTATTGCAGCTAATGCAGCATACTGACCTAAACCTGTAATACCAAACGTAGCTGCATTGGCAGGGTTTGCTGCAGCTTGAACTGCTATATTCGCTAACTCTTGTTGCAAGCTTATATTAGCTAATTTTATTTCGTGTTTCTTTCTTGTTTCAAAAGCCTCTTTCTCTAACTTCTTTTCTTCGTCTTTTTGTTGTCTTTGATTTATTAAGCCATCACTAGCTTCTTGGTCTAACATAGCTTTTCTTCTATCCATTCTTCTTTCGAAGTTCTCAAGCTCAACTTCAGCCATTTTCTCTCTATGGTCAAATAATGCGTCTAAACTTTTCTTAGTGAGGTCTGTAATTATTTTTCTCTTTCTCTCCTCTTCATCTTCTTCAAGCTTTAAAAGTTGTATTTTAGCGTTAGTTAACTTTTCCTCTATTTGCTGTTTAGTTTGTCCGCTAGCTCTAAACCCAAGCTCAGAAGCTTCAGTTAACTCTAAGAGTTCTTCGAAGTACTCTATATCTGTTTTAAGCAAATCTCTAGTTAACTCCCTGTTAGTCATTGTTCTGTGCTCTGCTTCAGAAAGAGTTACATCTCTTTTTCTCCTAGCTAAGTTTGTGTACATTCTAACTTCTAACTCGTCAAACTCCTGATTGTCTTGTCTTTCTATAGTTTGCTGAAGCTTTTTTTGCTTTAAAACCTCTTTAGCTATAGCGACTTCCAACCTAGAAAACTCTGTCTCGTCTTCTATCCCTAATTGTAGAAACTTTCTTTTAGTAGCTCTAAGACTTTTTAATCTAGTTACACTAGCAGCCATTTGTGTTGTGTTTGCGTAGTCTCCTCGCTCAAAAGCTTTGTCTTCTATATCAGCTATATCCAACTGTAATTTAAGTCTATTATCTCTCTCTATCTTTTGATAAGCCATTTGATTTAAACTTTTCTGCTTTTCTCTTGCTTCATCTTCTTCTGCTTGCTTATCTTTTGCTTTTTTATCTCTAGCAAGTAAAGTATCTAGTTCGTCTTGATATATGCCTAAATTATGAAGAGCTCTTATTTGGAATCTTTTTAACTCATCAACACTAATACCTGACAATATAAATTCGCTTTGAGCAGCATCTAAAAGAGAAAACATCTCCTGAAATTTCTTAGGAACTTCATCTAAACTTTCAATTCCTACAGGGTCGAACGATAGAAAATCATCTTGCTCTTGTTGCGATAACTCATTAAAAGCTTCCATGTAAGGCTCAAACATTCTTCTTACATTAGAAGCGTCAGTTCCATCGAAAACATCTTTAAGAACGTCAGCAAGAGATGTTAACTGACCTATTACGTTTTTGTAAAAATTAGTATCTCCAAAAGTAACTTTAAAAGCCTCCCAAGATGTAGATAGTTGACTTAA